AAGGTCTAAACATTGAGAATATTGACATCACCCCTTTCATGGTGTAAAATAGGGTATAGAAAAGAGGCCTTTTTAATGGCTGATTTTTATACAGGATAAGCTTCACAATCAAACTTTGGCGAGGGCGATTGTGGGGCTTTTTTTATTTTCTGAATAGTTTGTATAATTTATACAAACTCCAAGCTGTCAAAGGGACTGCAAGGAATGGAGCGATTGGAATACCAACAACTCCAAAAAAGACTAAGAAAAGATACAGTGCTGAAAATATGATTTTATTGGCAGGAAGTTTTGTCTTAGGAGATGTTTCTGAAAGATTAATCTCGTTTACTATATCAGCGAAACTGTCACTAACAATATTTTGTTCAATATGTTCAGCTTCAGTTGTTTTAGTTTCAATAGATTCAGTTTTCGTAACTTCTTTATTGGAAATGTTATCATCAATTATCTCAGATGATTCGCTCTGAATTACTTCTTTTTGTGAAGAATCAACAATGGTAAGGTAAATTTCAAAACCAACATCCAAATCATTATTTGTGACAACTTTTTCTTCATAATCGTCCCATTCTTTGTATGGGCCCCCTTTTATCTCACATTCTATTAGGAAATGATATCTTTCATCATCAAAATATTTACGGATAGATTTAGCGACTGTTGCAGGGACGTATCCTACATGATTATCAAAAATCAAAACTTTTATAGCGTTGGGATCATATTTATTATCCGTTTCTGGAATGAGTTCAATATTAAAAATATCTAAATCTCGATACTTAAAAACTTTTAGACCGTATTCTTCAACTTCTTCCCTGATTTCCTTAGCTGATAAATCGCCATAGTATTTTGAATACTCTGGAATCCCATTGTCTTCAGCAATCATATTGCAAGCTTCTTTTACTGCTTTTTTATATTTTGTCACTCCAGCGACTCTGAATAATATTTTTTCAACAGTCTTTTGCATATATTTCCCCTCTATATAAATATATTCAATGCAATTTTTAATTTACTAATGCCAAGTACTCTTCCTTGACCATGATTTCATTTGTCACAGTTTTTAGATTGTAGTAGGACATGAATTTGAGGTAATCAAACTCTGTGGGGTCATCCAAGCTTTCTAGCGCGTCTTTTACGAGATGATGGATCATATTCCTATCGGCTTCGTTTTCACAGCGTAGGCGAGCGTTCTGGTACTCTGAGCGTGTGTGGTCTTTGTGTCCGAGTTCATGCAGTAGTACCTTAACTCTCTCTTGTTTGCTGAGTTTACTCGACAAGAAAGCTGTATTGGTTTCTTTTTCGTAAAATCCAAGTTCATCAGGTATTAGTTCACCGTCAAAATCGACAATGCGAACCTGAAAATGACTTATAATTTCTTTTTCGGTCACTAAGCAGTACCTCTAATCACCAGCTTCTTTGAGATAACCTTCAATGATAGACTGGATGATTTTCTTCTTTTCATCTGTTAATTCACGACCACCGAACATCATGACGTTAGACGCCATTTCTTCTACATTCAGAGTCTTACCTTTCCATATGTACTCTTTGGAATCTCCAGCAATAGCAGGGTTATCAGTACGACCAAGCAAATAGTCAGTGGACACGTTGAAGTAGTCGGCTATTTGTTGCAGCCGTTCAGCAGACGGTTGATTTCTTTTCAACCCATACAAAGAATTCTTTCCTAGCTTTAGCTTATCTTCTAAAGTATTTAGCGAAATCCCTTGTTTTTCACATAAATCTTTTACGATTTCAAAAGTAGAAAACATTGATTTATCAGCCTTTCTAAGACATGACAAAAAATATTTTACAAAATACACGAAAATCAGTTGACATTATTTCGTGTTTACGCTAAAATAGTTTTTGTAAGTTAATGAGTTAGTAAAAAACGAAGTTAAAACTTATCTAAAAATAAATAGCTTTGGCGAGCAAAATGAGTTGATAGATATAATGTTTTATCAAGGTTTTTAATTATGCTTTCATTTTAGCAGATACGCTAAAAACTGTCAAGCATTTTATAAAATAATTTACTAACTCTTTAACTTTGTTCCTTGACAATTGAATAGAGCATGTGAGATAATATAGGGGAATTGAAAAGTAGTTCCAATGGAACACAAATCCCCTAGTATTTGCGGTACTAGGGGATTTTTTTGTGGGCTGGACACTAACGTTTGTCCTTGTCCTGCTTGCTATCCAGCCAGTCGCTGATCAATTTAGTTGCTAAATTGACTAAGAGCGGGGCAAGGATAAGTGTGAAAAGTAATTCCAATGGGACTCACCTCCTTTCAGAGGCTATATCGTTAGTGCCGTCACTATTATACCACATGCTCTGTCAGTTAGATAGGGCATTTTTATTTTCAAAAAGGAGGAGGTCACATGAGTCAACAACATCTTAAATGGATTGAGCTTGTGAAAGAGCGAATTGAAAAACGTGGGTGGTCGCAGACGGACCTAGCTACCGTCGTAGGTGTTAGTCCATCAGCTATTACTCAACTTTTCAAAGATGGTAAAGGAAGTGATGATTTGAAGCTTCGCATTAATAAAAAATTGCGAATCAGCGAGTCATGGGAAAAATTTGAGGAGTAGGAGGGGAAAATGAGAGAAATCATACTCAGTGCCATAGTATCATCAATAATTTCAATACTGATGATGACTATTCAAATAAAGATGATAAAAAAATGGCTTGCCGATTTTTTCGACAAGCAAGATGAATGGTTAAAAACACATTTTGAAAATTTAGTCAAAAGATTGTTTTTATAAACAGACATTATAGAAATCTTCACCTAAAGGTGTAATATCTATAATCCCTTTTGCTACATGTAATTTTTCGTTGTTTTTAGCATTGATATACGATGTTTTATAAGCTGTGACTAAAGGGTTGCTTTCAAGTAATGTGTATTTTTCTTCTTTCGAAAGCCAAGTTGTGAAATCAACTTTAATCAAACCTAATCTTTCAAGGTTTGTAATAGAGGAAGCATTTCTATCAAAATCAAACATTGAATTATCAAGTGACGATTCTATTTCACCATCATGAGGAATAAAAATTAGTGGTTTTAAAAGGCTCTGACCCCCTGTTTCGAATTCCAGCAAATACTTAGCGACAGGACATCGTTTTCTTTGAGCAATAAACTTCAAATTCCTAGCATCTAAAGGACTGAGCTGTTTAATGATTTCAACAAAAGAATGATGCAATAACGAACTTTTTGAAGAATCAAATGATGCCGCTAATAGTGATGCAAAAATTTCTCGTATATCTTCTTCCTCGATATAAAATTTTGATGCTTCCAATGCAGGTCCTAATATACTCATTTTAGGTTCTTGTATATTTTCTACAGGTATTTGTTCGACTTTCTCAGTTAGTGATTCAATGTACTTCTCATTATCATATTTACGTTTTTCATTTTTTCGTAATAGGAAACTATCAAGAGAACCAAAAACATATTTCCATGCTTCATTAAAAGTGTTAGCAGGAGCCTCAGCTCCCTTTGTAGCCATAGTTGTTGCAAACGCAGTTAAGATTGTAGGTAACAAATCAGCCATAATACACCTCGTGTTTTTATTTTAATTATACCAAATTTAGAAAGGAATTTTATGAACGAAATTTTTAATTTTCACGGGCAGGAAGTCCGTACTTTGACAATTGATGACGAACCTTGGTTCGTTGGGAAACGATTCGTGACGCCATGGGTAGAAATCAAAACCCTATCATCATCAATGAATCTGGTCTCTACTCCCTCATCTTATCCAGCAAGTTGCCTCAAGCTAAAGAGTTCAAGCGCTGGGTGACATCAGAGGTCTTGCCAGCTATTCGTAAGCAGGGCGGATTTATCCGTGAGGGTTTGGACGAGGATGCTTTTATTGCTCTGTTTACTGGCCAGAAGAAGTTGCGTGAGCAACAAGTGACTATGCTGGAAGATATTGACTATCTTAAGAGTGAGCAACCAATTCATCCAAGCTACGCTCAGTTGCTACTGAAGAAGCGCAAGGCTCGAGTCGTGGCTTACTTAGGTGGTATTGATAGTCCAGCTTATGCGGATAAGACTTTCGCTCAGTCAGTCTTTAGACAAGCTGAGATTGATTTCAAAGACCACTTTAATATCAGTCGCTATGACTTGTTGCCGAAGAAGTTTGCAGAAGCTGCTCTTGCTTACTGGATGACGTGGGAGCCAAGCACTAATACCAAGATGAAAATCATGAAATTGAACTCATTTGACGAAGGGTAGGAGGGGAAGAAGATGGACAATGTTCTACTTTCACTATCTGAATGGATTAAATCTATTATCAAGGACACAATCACAAGGCTAGTCGAAATAGAAAAAGATAGTGATCACTATCCAGAGTTGATGGATGTGAACACTACCTGCGAATTTCTAGGAATTAAGTATGCCACATTTTCAGATAATTATCGTTACTTAAAGGGATTTCCAAAGGAATTACCTGGTAAGAAATGGTCAAAAAGAGCCATCAAAGAATGGCTCTCTAATCAAATATAATAACTTTACTAAAAGGCTTCTGGACAAGGTTTTAGCAAAATTATTTGACTATATTATAACACAAAAAGAGGATAAAAAACATGAACAATTTACAAATTATCGCAGTAGGCACAGTAGTATCAGTAGTATTGATTGAATCGCTGATGATGAATATCAAGCTAAAAATGGCCATGAGATCGAAAAAGAAGATTCAATTTCAAGCGCCAAAAGTTGAAAAAGGGTTTATTGACTTTAAAACCGGGCGACGTGTGGACATTGATCCCGTGACACGAAAAGAAACATTTGTGGATTAGTAGAGAAACGGAGGGGAGTAATGTCTGAAATCAAATGGATTAAGATTACTACTGATGTTTTTGACGATGAAAAAATCTGTCTTATCGATGCACTTCCTGATCATGATGCTATTCTGGTGATTTGGTTCAAAATTCTAGTGTTGGCTGGAAAATTGAATAAAAATGGAGTTTTAGCAATTTCACCTAATTTAGTTTATACAGATGAAATGTTAGCTAATAGATTCCAAAGACCCCTCAACACTGTTAGGATGGCATTGGGAATCTTTGAACGGTTCGGTATGATTGAGGTTATTGAGGGTGTCATTACCTTGCCCAACTGGGAAAAACATCAAAATATTGATGGGATGGAGAAAGTCAAGGAACAAACACGAAAACGTGTAGCTAGACATCGAGAAAAACAAAAAGAGCTTGCCATTGGTAACGTTACATGTAACGTTACAGTAACGGAAAGTAACGCAACAGAAGAAGAAAGAGATAAAGATAAAGAATTAGATAAAGATAAGAATATAACTACTACTAGTAATAGTGAAAATATCTTAGAACTATTTCAGTCTGAATTTCGTAGACTGCTATCAGGGTTTGAAATCGAAGAAATCAATCATCTGTTAAACGAAAATGACGCTGGACTAGTCAAAGAAGCATTAAGGACGGCTGTTACTTCAGGAAAACCAAATGTTAGCTATATAGGTGGCATTTTGAGAAATTGGCAGCTGAATCAGGTTACAACAGTTGAACAGGTTCAACAATCTCAAAAACAACATCAAGAAAAAAAATCAGGTAAGGAGGTGACGGACGAATGGGGATTTTAGAACTTATCGAGCAATTTGAAGCTGACTTTTATCCGATCAGCGAGGAAAAGAAGTCACTGCTTGCAAAACAACCTGTTTCTACTGTCACTGCTTGCTTGTCAGATATGGCCAGCTGGCAGGCTTGTGGGGGTAAGGTATCATGGTAACTGATGCACTCGAGGAGATGGCCTTATCTTACCAGAGAAACACTGAACAGCAGGCTGAAATTTGCGAAAGGCATGGGATTCCCTTGATCAAAATTCTCCGGACAAATGACGTCATTTGTCGCTTATGTGAATCTGAACGGATCCATGCAGAGAATCAAATAAAGGTCAATGAGTTGGCTGATGCTGAACATGAACGAGAACGGAAGTTCTATCTTGAGAGATTCTCTCTCTATGATGATGTACTGAAAAATGCTACTCTCGATAACTTTGACACACCCACTGAAAAAGAGGCTGAAAAGTTGAAGTTTGCCCAAAAAATTTGTAGAGAGTGGGCAGGTGGAGCGAGAAACAATGTTGTTTTTCAAGGCGAAGCTGGAACTGGTAAAAGCCATCTTGCTTTTGCCATGATGAAAGCTTTATCAGAAGCTACAAAAGAAATTGCTATCTTTATCAATGTCACTGACTTACTGATGAAAATCAAGGCGGACTTTAGTCGGGAAGAGTTCCTGGTCAATAAAATCGCTAGTGCAAAGTTTTTGGTCTTGGATGATCTTGGCATGGAGAAGGACAGTGAGTGGTCCTTCAGTATTCTTTACAACATTCTCAATAAAAGAGCCAATACTGTTATCACGACTAATCTGACTGCACAAGAAATTCAGAAACGATACGGTCGGCCGTTTATGAGCCGATTGATGAAGGGTGTAGATAATGATCATCTGATGGTATTTAATGACTTGAAAAATAAAAGGAAAGATTATTTTTAGAGAGGTGAGACACCTTGTTATTAAATCTCTATTTCGTCTACAATGGGCACTGCAAGTTTTTCCTTGGGAGTTTTAACAATGTGGATGAACTTATCGAACGGATGAAAGACCATCAATGGGCTTTCTCAGGTATTACCAGACCAAAATTCAAAAAATATATCGGAAAAGATGATGTACGTTTTGATTATGGTGCTGTAGATTGCTATTACTTAGCGACAAAATCAACGTGCCGAGAACCACGTTAAAAGCGAGCTAGAATATGCGTCAATCGGTCGTGTGACCTGGCCGAGCGACTGCCCGTATTTAGCCAAACTCACACAAAGGCAGTCGTATTTTTGGGAAAATGATATGAATGAAATTAAAGAGAAAGCCTTGGCTAAGTTGCTGGAGGAATTAAATCAACCGCATGATGCTGCACTTGACCGTGTTCATAACTGGATATGCGATCAGGAAGATGAGGAATTATTTAAAGGAATCTTAAAAGAGCGATACTCTCTGAAGTGTGCTTTAAGCCATGCTAAAGAAAAAGCTCGTAAATTTGCTGAAAACGGAGTCGCTTGTATCGATGATGCTACTGTCTTCAGATGGGTTCGAGAATATTTTATCTCAAATTCACAAGTATCTAATATCAAGCAGCTGCCTGTTGAGCCCGTCAAGAAGAAAAAGGAAGACAAATCTCAGAGTTCTCCTGAAGAAAAGGTTGATGTCGCCAAAATTAGGAAAGGCGCTGGTCCAGATGATGATATCATCATGAAACCTAAAATTAAGAAAGAGAAAGGAGTAGTCGAAAAGCAAATGAGCATTTTCGATTTCTTGGACGAATGAAACATGAACAATGTAAGCGAGAAGCTGATAGACGATTGAAACCACCTGCAGACTTCTGGAGATGGTGCTATTCGCAAATCACAACGTACAAATGGAGTAGTAAGAACAAGACTATAATCGCTTCAGACTTGGAACTTGGCCATTGTGTTGAGAAACGACTAACAAAGTCGTCACGGCTCACTTTTTATGACAAGACCTACTTTTTCTCTATCATTCTCAGCACTTCGAAACGTATCGAAATACAATCTTATGAATTCAGGTCAAAGTTGGTTGAAGGAAAACAATTTATCGATTGGCATTTTACAAATTTGGAGCGATTCGAAAATGACAAACATGTGAAGATTGGCCAAGATTACAACGGCCAATTTTATCCGTATCTTTTCGCTAATTTCTTTAGCGGAGGATATTATACAGGTAATAAATTCTATCCAAACAACTGGGTTGAAAAACTTAAAAAGGTATCTGAACTCAAATATTTGAAGTTCGGGAATATTTTCTACTGGGAAATTGAACGGCTTTACAAATATAAGTTTGAAATTGAATTTGCTCAGAAAATTCATGCTTACAAATTGGCTAACGAAATCATGAATCCATGTTACACTGGATTCACCAAAAACGTAGATATGCGAACCTTGAATCGCAGATGGCTTCAGAAGAATAAACAATTTTTCAAGAATTCAAATCGTAGTTTTAATGAATTTGAGTTGAGCCGTCGATTAAAAGAACGGAACGGCCAACTAGTGCCTGGCATTGAGTATTATCTGACTTACCACGATATCAAGCATATACCGAAAGGTGTAGGGATCAATAAGTTTCAGAATTGGGTTATCAAGAATCATATTGACTTCAATGAATACCTTGACTATCTCAAGATGCTACGAGAAATGGGCATTGAGCCTGAAGGTGATGCTATGCTTGTGCCAAAGGATTTCACGGCCATGCATAACCACACAGTCGGATTATACAATCAATTCGTCGAAGAAAAACGTAAACTGGAAGATAAGAAGAAACGCAAACAACTTGAAGCTGAATTTAAACTCAGAGAAGGAATGGATAAGACCATCCAGGGATACGCATTCCATGTCCCTAGAAAAGTGGCCGAGCTTATCTATGAGGGCAAGAAACTACACCATTGCGTAAGCTCATACACAGACAAGCATTTTAAAGGTAATACCTTAATAGTGTTTGTTCGCCTGTCAAATCAACCTAAAAAACCTCTTTACACACTCGAAGTAAGGCGGGGGAAGATAGCCCAATTTCGTGGCAAGTATAATCAAGATGTACCAGCTGAGGTCTGGGACATAGCCAAGGAATGGATGAAACAAACGAAATTAGTACAAAAATCAGCGTATGAGGTGTGAAGGATGAAAAGAAAAAACTATATTATTTTTATCAGGCATTTAAAGAAAATAAAAGATTTAGTAGATTTTTATGAATACATTGCAGATTCAAGAGTTTGTGCAATTGCTATTTATTTATTTTTAATAGTATGCTCACCTTTCATCGCTTTGCTATTTCCAATCGCATACATAGAGCATTGTTTTTATAAAAAAAGATTTATTAGACAATGCGTTGAATACGACTGGTGTTCAAAGGAATATCTTGAAGAGGTTGTTGATATCAGAAAAATTGAAAGTGAGGAATTTTAATGAACATTCAGGGACTAATTGAACGCTATGAAAAATTTAAAGATAGCAAGAAGAAATTGACCTCGGTTGATTTGGTTTTGAAAGACTTACGGTCTTTAGACGAACCAGAACCGTTGCCGTTCAAATTAAAAGATGTCGTTCGTCGAATTAGAGGG